AAACCAATAATTCTAAGTATATTTTGTGAAATAGAAAATATTTTAATATACATTGAATCTGGTGTATCAGTGAATAAACTTGTATTATTTGTTACTGTAATATTTCTATTTAATTCATATAACATATTTTCATTAATATTTAATGATAATTGAAATGATGTTAATCTGGACATATTACAAGTACAAGAAGGTTGATTTTCTTCCGGCATTAAAGAAAATGAATAACAATTTACACCATCTGAAGGGATTCTTGTATGCGAATTATATGGAACATAATTATTATAATATAATGCTCCTTCTTCATTTGTTAATTTATTACCATTAATAAATAATTGTGAAGTACTTGCAGGATTTTCAGTTCCATCTAAATAAATTCCATAATTTGACCAAAGACATTCGCGTATTCCTGTTTTATTTGTTAAATTTGATTTTCTTTGAACAACCCATATTATTTCTTTTGATGGATTTGTAAATTCAAGTCGTTTTTTATATTCTTCAATATCGGTCTCATCAAAATACGATTGTATAACATCAATAAGATATTCATGACCTGATTGTGCAAATTTACGTCTTTCTTTTGTATCTAAAAAAATATAATCAGCTAACATATTTACTTCTAGATTAGCAAATTTTTCATTAAATAATGTATCAAGATTCGGACTAGTAATATAATTAGATTGAAATGCATTCCAGTTAGTAATATAATCACTATCAATATATGCAACCTCACTAAATTTTCTTAATTTTACTTTTATTTGTACATCGTGATATTGTAATGCAACTATTGGTAATGCTTGTCCATTAAAACGATTAAACCAAAAAATAAGAGGAACTAATAATTTATAAGATGGTTTTGGTATATTATTAAAATCTGTTAGTTCTGGAATATTACCAATCATTTTCATATAAGATTCTTCTAAATTGTCATCTGATGTTAACTCATACCAAATATCTAACCACTCTCCATAATGTTTATCTATTGTATCTCCTCCAATATTAATAGAAATATAGTCTATGATAGAATGTCCTAATCTTTTAACCCACGCGAAATTTAAATTAGAATTGTTTTTATCATTGCATTCTTTTCTTGCATTTTCAATTAACCATTGATAATGTTCCATTAAATAACTAAGTTTTGTTATTGCCCAATCAATTTGTCCTTTTAAAACATTTATATTATAATCAGATGGGTTACTAATGTTATTAACAATACTTTGAAGACTTATTTGATCATAAAAAAATTTACTAAATATATATTTATCAGTTATTGGACTATTAGGTGTAATTATAGTATTATTTAAAATATTTTCAATACTTGTAACTATATTAAATGATGGATCGATATTAATACAATTATCATAATTTCCAGTATTGTCAAAAATAGTATTTATTATATTTGTAATTAGTATTATTTTATTTTCATTAGTCATATTATTTAATTTATAAATTCTATTAAATTCAATATAAGATAAATTAGTTACTCTTGCAAAACAGTTAAGATAATCATAATTTTTAACATAATTATTATATATATTACAAATATCTTGATTAGGGATTTTACCACCAAATGAAATTTCTGGTAAAATTATTTCCAAATACATTTTATTTAATAAATCTCCTGTTTTTGGAATTGTTAGTGTTCCCATTTTATCAAAATATACATCATCATCAAACTTTAATCTTATTGATTCCATACTAAAATTTGTATATCTTCTATAAACTATTTTAAAAAAAGTAATTTCAGGGGTTCCTGTAAGAAATAAATCTTGACTCCCATATGTTGCTATATTTATAAGACCTCCTGGCATATATTTATATTAATATAATAGAATTTTTAAATTAATAATAATCTAAAATAAAAAAAACTTATTTATTAAGTTGAGGTGGTTTCTTTTGAAACTTTTGTTGAGGTTTCTTCTTTTTGCCAACTGAAATCCATTCTCCTTCCCCGTCATTAACAGGTTTAGTCTTTTGTTCTACAACAGGTTCTTCAACTGATTCGTCGTCAGATTCATCAGTATCTTGTTGTTGAGTTACGGGAACACTTTCAGCAACAGTTGCTTTCATTTTTAGCTCATTGACAGTTTTTTCAATCTCAGTAAGTTTTTGGAAAAGTCGTTGACCCCAAACACCTTGAGTTTTAGGTAGAATGCTTTTAATGTGTTCCACTTTCTTTTCTTCAGGTGTTTTTTGTACTTTAATGTATTCAATAGTTTCTGTGATGAACTCTTTGTTAAAAGTAGTCCAAGCCACTAGAAGCTCTTCACCATATTTGTTACGTGGTTTCCACTCTGTTGATTTTGTTGAATGAAAATATTCAATACAAGCAGCATCAAGACGATTGACAAAAAGTTTAACAAGAAGTGTTACATTTGCACTTTCAAGAGGAATTTTTCCTGTATTAGGAGGAGCTTCAAGAGTTTCAGTCCTCTTTTCAAAACGATGGCTCTTATCTGTTTGAATGAATTCATTAAACTTTGTAAGAGCAACGAGTTTGGGAAAATTAGTATATGTTTGATTCGAAATTGCTAGTAGAAGTGTACTAAGACAATCAATAGCACTTGCTTTACCACACCAAAGTTTACCAGTAGACATATTTGATAGTATATAATTATAAAATATGATATATTGTCTAAAATTTTCAATTTTTTTAACGTAGAAAAACAAGGCCAGCTTATTTTTCTAACGTAGAAAAACAAGGCCAGCTTATTTTTCTAACGTATAAAAACAAGGCCAGCTAATCCATCCATAATTCTTAAAATATTATAATTTTGAACATAACCACAAAATAGTGCATTATTATTTTCATTTATAAGTGTTTTTAATCTTAATTTAATATCTGCATTGTTTATAAAACTCATATTACAAGAACCCATTGGTTGAAATTCTTTTGGTTTAATACTATATGAATAGCAATTAATACCTTCAGAAGGCGTCTTAGTAAAATGTTGATATGATTGCAAATGATTAAAATACATTGATGTTCTATCGGATATTCTATCAAAACCATTATATAAAATAGATTCGTTTAAAACAAGAGATTTGCCTATTTGTTTATATTTACCATTAATTTTTTTATAATAATAATCATCTGTATAATTAAAACTATCATTGTTATTATCATCTAATAAATATTCTTGTTGTGTACACCAAGTCATAAATTTGATTGGATTTATGGTATCAGCGTTAGCTATATAATTTGAACTTGATATATATTGAGGATTAAAAATTTGCAACTGATCAATTAAATATTCATGTTTATTTTGTATAAATCTATTACGTTCATCATTATCTAAATAAAAGTAATTAACTAAAAGATAACAATCTTGAATATTAATACTGGTAGTATCTATTTTATTATAAATTTTAGGTTTATTATTAAAATTAGGAAAACATATATTTGTACTATCTCTACTTTTAATAATATAATCAGAATATTTATTAAAATACTTTGTCATAGGTATTGACATTTCGATCTCAAATGGTGATACAAAATCATTTCTAGTAATCTTTGAATATAATATATGTCCTCCTGTATTGGTATCAGGACTAGGTATAAAACTACAAAACTGCCCTGCAGCCATTTTACCATTTACAGTTTGCTCTATATATTCGCCAAATTTAAATGTACATACATTATCAGATACTCTAAAATAATTAGTTGGTGTTTGTATAAAACAATTATTAATATCAGCAAATTCTATATTAATTTTAACATCTGTATGATGGAGACATAATATTGGAAGTGCTAAATTTGGATTTTTACAAAACCAAAATTGAAGGGGAACATATAATGTATAACTTTTTTTTGTTTCAGAAAATTCTATTAATTTATCAATATTACCAATCATATAATCATTCGATTTTTCTAATTCTTTTGGACAAAATAATTCAAATACAATATTTAACCAATCGCCATATTGTCTATCAATTAATTGTCCTCCAATTTCAATTTCAACAGTTTTAATTAATGCATAACCTAATTTCCGAACCCATGCAAATTTTAAATGTGGATCAGGATTATTATCAATAGTTAATAAAGATTGCTTAATTTCAGGTAATGTAACAACTAACCAAGTTTGTCCCATTAAATCACCATTTTGTGCAATTGTACAAGTTGATTTTTTACCAAAATTTGGCATATGATTAAATTTTTGCATAATAGATTCCATACTAAAATTAGTATGTCTTCTATAAACAATTTTAAAATATGTTATTTGAGGATCTTGAGTTATAAATATATCTTGTATACCTTTTGCTACAAGTTGTATTAAAGCGCCAGTCATATATATAATAATAATATATAATACTTAATATATTTTAAATTTAGTTATATATTTAGTTATATATAAAGAAATTTTTTTTAGGATATTTTAATAAAAATTCGTCTTGCGTATTTCTTAATACATTTTTTAATAAAATAAATGTATTAATTTGTTCTTCTATATTATTAAAAGTTAATTTTTGTCTTGTTTTTGTTACTAAATCAAATTCTTCATTATTTTTAGGATTTATTTTTACATAGTTTAATAAAAGTGTAATATTTTTATATAATATATCTTCAGACTGTTTAATAATTCTTAAATTTTTAGCGAAAAAATTATTATCATTAATTTCTATTTTATTTGATATTTTTTTAAAAAGACCTTGATAAACTAATATCATTTGATAATATAATTTATCTAATTCTTTTATTTTTAATTTTATATTATCTATAAAAGTATTAACTTGAGTATTATTAGTTATAATTATATCTAAATTTGCATTTATTATATCATTGTAAATTGCATTTTTATTATAATTATTAATTAAAAATTCTTCTTGATTTTTTATTGAATAAAATGCACTTTCAAATTCATTAAAATCTGCATTTAATAAAGCAGGGTTAGAATTAACATAATCAACTAAAGTTTGTAAATACTTTATTAAAAATATGAATGATGATGATTTTTTTGCCTTTAATTTATCAATTTTACTTAACCAATCAACTGTATTTTCTACAGTATTTAATTCCAAATTATATTTATCATTGTAAACTTTATCAATTTTAAAATTAAAGTTTTTTAAAATATTAATAACTATATTTGCATTAAGAGTTTTTAAATTATCTTTAGCAATATCAAAAAAACTTTTATTATTTTTTAATAAGTCTATAATTATATTTTTATAAATATCTGTATATTCTGTATTATTAAAATTTATAATTGCACCTAATAAATATTTCTGACAAACAATAATATCAGTTTCATTTGCTGCTAATTTTTTACAAGTATCGCTAAATAATTCTGATGTATTATCTGTAATATATACTTTTTTTAAATTTCCAATATTTGGGCCTTCATATCTATATAAACCATTAATATCCCTAAAAATAAATTCTTGAAAAGTTTCTCTTTCTGGATTTAAATATTTTATAAGTAAATTATTAAAACTTGTGTCATAATTATATGTCATTTTTATATAATTATTAAAGAAAATTATATAAATTTAAAAATTAATCAAAGGCGGTGTTGATTTCATCAGGATCAACTTCTTTTTTAGCTAACATTTCAATTAATTTGGCAACTTTATCTTCTTTGTCTTTATAATCAGCGACTAAACCATCAAAATTTGTTTGTAATTCAGTAACATCTTTACCAGTAATTTTAACTTTGGTTGGGGCATATTTAAATAAGTCATATGTATCTGATACTTTTGACATAAATTCAAAATATTTAACTATTTCAAGTTGAGCTTGGTTTAATTTATCAAATTCATCGTCAACTAGTTTAATTGAACGGGTATCTAATTCAATATTAGAAACAGAGTTAAGTAATGCAGTCCATACTGATTTAAGATATTTGTGACCGGATGAACCATTATCGAGGCTTGATTTAAGCATATCAACAGCAACAGCGCCGCCCATTTGTAAATAAACTGGAACTTGAAGATCATATCTGTCATATAATTCTTTGATAAAATTGTTGGTATTGGATGGTTGTAATGAAGCAGCTCTTCTTGATGAATAAAATCTAGTTAAACCTTCAATGGCAACTTTCTTAGTTACAGCAGGGTCAACTGATTTACCAAATCTGTCTTGTTTGGTGACGGGATCATATAAATCATTTTGACCCATTGTTTTGGTATTAAGAATTTCTTCATTAAAGTTAACATAGTCGACTAATTTTTGGAGATATGTGTCTACGTCGGGACCAATACCGGTAGCTGAACCATCAATATTTAATTTAGGTAGAATTTTTGTTTTCCAGTAGGCAACTGATACAATTTTCTTCTTGCCGTTTGCATCTTTAACAGCTTTAAAACCAAATCTGTGGAGTAAAGCTAAAACAATTTCAGGATGCATATTTTTTAATTCATTGTCATCAACATTAGCATTGGTCATTGTGTTACCTAATGTGGCAATGCAAGATTTAAGTTTATCTTTTGACCCATCAACTAAGCATTCATATAAGACATTTTCGCAGTTATTACCATTAACACCATTATTAAGACCATAGTTTGTGCAAGTTTTGTTGTCTAATTTTAATTCAGTTAAGTTACCATTAGTTTCAATTTTATAGTATCTCTCGCCGAGTTTAACAACTTTACCATCTTTATTAGCACTGGCAAATGGAGCAGTAACGGCAGCGACATCAGTACTAACTAAGCCCATATTTGTAGTTGATAAAGTGGTAATTTTGTACTTTTGCCAAGCATCTTTTAATGTAGTAGAAATATGGGAATCTAATGCATCAAATGATGTTTTTGTTTCAGTTGATGCAGGTAAATCTCCAACTGGTGTAAGACCCGGAGCATATATTCCAGATAATTTTGCGTCAAGTGATGTAATAAAAGTGTTTAAATTGGTGTGAGAAGCAGGATCAAGTGTGCTAATTAAATTGGTAATACTTTGAGTATATCTTTCAGTTGGATTTGTAGCAGCATTTGTGGGATTGGTATTGCGTACATATGTGTCTAAAAGAATAATTGTATCTTCTTCAAATTGTTGGTATTCAGCATTACCATCTAATAAATTTCTAATAGGAGCATATGGGGAGTCAGGATTTAAGGCTGCAACATCAAATTTGCTTAAACCGTCAGTATTAATTAAGAGATATTGTCTACCTCTTTTATCGCCATTAAATATAATGTCTGCGTCTTCAATTTTAAGAGTAGTCATAGTTATTTATATTATAATTAATAGATAAAAAATAAATAATTATTATATAATACAAAATTTTTATTAACTTATATTATATAGAAATTATGAATTACAAAATCTATATTGTTGTAATTTTAATTGTAATTTTAGCAATTTTACAATTTTCAACTCCTGAAATAAAAGTCGCAAGTAAAGAAAATTTTGCATCAGATAATAATATAACACTTAAATTATATTATACTAATTGGTGCGGCTGGTCTAAAAAGTTTTTACCAATTTGGGATGAACTAACAAAAAAAGTAAAAAATATAAATATGACTAAAATAGATTGTGAAAAAAATAAAGATATGTGTGATGGTGTTCCGGGCTTCCCTTATTTAGTTTTAGAAAAAAAACAAGATGATAAAATAACTTATAAAGGGGACCGAACTGTTGACGGTTTATTAGGATTTTTAGAAAAACATTCTTAAATAAATTACTTAAGAAATAATTAGTAATTTCTAATTATATTATGGCAAATAAATCTAACTTTACGATAAATTTTTATGAAGTTTTAGGAGTTGAACCAAATGCATCTTTAAAAGAAATTAAAACACAATATTCAAAATTAGTTATAAAATATCATCCGGATAAAGTAAAAGATGGTTATGAATCGGCCATATTTGAATTAATTCAAAGAGCATATGATACATTAAAAAGTGAACAAAAAAGACAAGAATATGATTTTTTTATTAAGAATCTTGAAATTTCTAAAAATAATGACCATCTTTCTTTAAAATCAAACTATGATAAATTTAGAGACCTTGATAATACACAGCCAAAAAATAAAGATGTATCTCAAGTAGAATTTGATAAAGTATTTAGCGATATGGATATTAAACACGGGGTTAATAGAAGTATTTTAGATGAAACAATAGATACTGATACGATTACAAATAAACTTGATGATTTACTTTTACAAAGAGAACAAGATGAAATTGAATTTAGTCAGAATACAATTTTCCGTGGAGGAGAAAACTTTGATTTATCTAAATTTAATGCTGCTTTTGACATGTATAAAAATGTTTCAGATAAACAAGTAATAAAACATTCAAACGTTACTCCATTTAATTTTGATGGTAATTCTGGATTTAGTGGTATTGATGTATATGATAAAGTTTACGATGAAGATAATTGTGAAGGTGGCAATATGTTTTCAAATGTAAATATCGGTAAAGTCAATAAATTAGATGCAGATAGAGTAAAAAATGTAGCTCATGCTGATTATACATTTAGTCATAATAATAAACTTGTCACTTATGAAGATGATCTTAAAAAAAGACTTTCAGATAGAGAATTTGAAACAAAACAATTTGATGGAATGAATTATGGTGATTTTAATACAGAAGATAAAACATTTCAATTTTCACATGAAATTGGAATTACAGAAAATTTATTAGATTGGGACGATAATAGTGAAGATTTATTAGAAGCTTGTAAAAAATTAATTGAATTAGAAAAAAAAAGCAGATAAATAATCATAACCATAATTTATAAATTGAATTATTTTTTCTTTATCAATATTTAAATCAATTATCCCAATATCATTAGTTTTAATAATAACAGTATTATTTTCAAATCCGTATATTGACTTTTTTGCGATACCTTGAGAAAATGATGATAAAACACAAGATAAAAATTCTTCTAAATTATTAATTTCTGAATTTTTAGTTTCTTCCAATAAATAAATTCCTAATGTTTTATTTAAATTATCTTTAAATAAATCAATTGGATAATTATCTATAATTCCACCATCAACCCATAATTTATTATTATATTGTACAGGAGTAAAATATAATGGTATTGAAGTAGAAATTCTTACTGCTTCAATTATTTCTAATTTAGGATATTCCAAATAATTAAAATAATGGCATTTTTTTTCATTAACACAAACACCAGTGATAATAAGATTTTTTTGTGTTTTATTATAAAATTCTCCAAAAGTAATATTTTTGTTAAATCCTTTTAATTCAAACATTTGTTCTAATATAATTTTTAAGTTATTGCCATTATCTATCCCAAAAAAAGAAAAGAAATTATTATAATTTGCCTTTTTCATACGTGTAATATTAAACAACATTAAAAATTCCATAAGTTCTTTTGAATTAAAGCCAATAGCTAATAAACACGCAAAAAAAGCACCTATAGATGTTCCAGCAAAATTTTTAATATTTTTAATTATATTTAGTTCCTCTAATTTTTTAATTATACCTACATAGTATAATCCTTTTACTCCCCCGCCACTTAATACAAGTGTATCAATTATTTGAATATTAATTGGTAGTTTTTTACTAGTTGGTTTAAGAATTTTATCTAAATTCATTTTAATCAATGATTCTGTATCCATTATATATAAAAAAACGTAAAGATTTAAGTATTTTAAAACTTTTTTTTATGTGAGATAAATAATAATTATGGAGAAAATATCAATAAAAAATCTTGTTCCTGAAACAAAAATTGGAGATTCTAAATCAAGTATATTAGATATAAATTCAATGATAACTATTAATAATTGTGCTGAAGATTCTATTAGAACATTTAGTGCAGAGTATTTAATAAAAACAAGTAAAGAAAAAAGAGAAAAATTATTAAAAATTTACAATAAATATTATGCTCATTGTATAGAAAAGATAAAATTATTTCATAATGGTGGTAAATATGATTTAATTTATGAAGTACCAGATAAAGTAACAGAAAATTTGGATTATATTCCAAAATACTGTATGGATTTTATTGAAACAAAATTAAAGGAAAATCATATGGATATATTTAGAATAAATTATAAAACAGTATTTATTACTTGGAAATATATAGAAAGTTCTAAAAAATAATATTTATTTTAATTTAAAAAATATATAAATAATCATAATCTC